CGGCAAGGTCACCTGGAGACGCCCTCAACTTCCGTGGAGTTGGGAAAAGGGGTCTTCAGTTGGGGGGGCCGGGCGTAAAATCAAAGACAACACTCTGTTGGTTGTGCTTTTGGTCGCGGTCATCTTATTTTACTTTTTTGGAAGAATGAAGTTTAAATCTTGATAACTTTGGGCGCCTCAACTTTCGGAAGCTTTTGCGCAAGTTCCTCACGCGCGGTCATAATTCGCGTTTCGAGGCCAGGACACGAGTGGGCCTCTGACCGAATACACGATACACAACAATTTATTTTACAATCCTTGCATATGAACATCTTGTTCTTGTGTTTGCAACCTGAAGGATTCATCCTCCCTGATATCACAAGAGATTTGTTCTCTAACCAGCGATGGTGGCTCGTCTACAATCTCATTTAGTCCCTGGGTCCTCCCTTTGACGATGCGATCCCACGCCTTTTTCATAAGGGGTAAATTTTTTATGAACCATTCGCGATCTCTCTGGACCCGGACCACGACAAACTCCTCAGCCTTGAGGTCACTCGCCGGCCGATACTGAATAAAGTCGCACTCTTCCAAGTCTGTAATTTCAAGCTGAAGTTGGACTTGGGGCCAGTAATGTTTTGGAATTTTTGATTCTATTTTGCGTGTCAAAGGACACTTGATTTCTATAAGGAGGCCATCCTCTGTGACCCCGTCAGGAGAGGCCCCGAGCCAGGGGTACTCACGATGCTGGACCAGCCCAATCTCGTGAGACTTGCGGCCGGTGCGTTGATCATACAAGTCCCGCACGAGGGGTTCCAGAAGGGTCCCGTGCTGTGTGGCTGCATTTCCGGCCCACTTTGTTCGAAGTACTTTTTTCTTTATAAAATAGTCAATTGACTCGTAGTGGTTATCTCCGATCGCACTTGCGATATCACTCGCGGTAATCATATTCTCGCGTAGTCCTAACCATTCTTCTGATCTTTGTTCAGCGTATTCAGCCGCAAGCAACTCCCGTGTTCTGGTCAGAATCCTTTCCATTTGTGGGAATCTTCTTATTTTTAAAACGAGGATCAGTTTTAAGTACAATCTCGGCGGCGTTTTGTTCGGCCTGTTTCTTTGTGAGGGCAAATCCGGCCCCACACTCCATACCATCCACCACAACAATGATGAAGAATTGACCGTTTATTTGACTCTCGAGACGGTACTCGGGCAAGGGATACTTGAGGGCCTGACACCATCGCATCAATTGATCCTTGTAATTGTCATCCACCAGAGACGTTTCAACCTTGGTGAATGATTTTAGAACAAAATTCTTTGCATGGACCATTCCCAGATCGAGATAGATGGCCCCGACCATGGCCTCGAACACATCCTCCATAATGTGCTCATTTGTGTTCCAGCCATTTCGCTCACCCTTTTCATCCATGATGATCAATTTGTCGAGGCCGAGTGCCTTTGAAATTTCACACAAGGTTTTGCCCCGGACCATCTTTGTCCGAGCCTTGGTCAAGAACCCCTCCTGCTCCTTTTCGTGAAGGTCAAAGAGGTGCTTTGTGATGATGAATCCAAGGACAGAATCTCCCATAAACTCGAGAGTCTCGTATGAACCCGTGAGTCCAGTGTACCGCTTCAGCGCGCTCTTATGAGTGAAAGCCCGCTGATACAGTTCCATATTTTTGATTTTTGTCCCGACAAGGGAATTTAGAAGACTGCTAGACAACTGTGGTGGAGTTTCCATTTATGATATATTACATACGTGATTTATTCTTAAGTCAGGTTCGGCGCTCACGCAGCTGCGGGGGGTTTTACCACCTTTGGCCGAACCTTCTTCTCCTTTGGGAGAGCCGGAGCTGACTCTGGCTCAACCTCGGGAACCTTCTTGGCGCGGGGCTTCTTTGCCGTCTCATCCTTGATGTAATGCTTTCCGAGATAGTGCTGCAGATTCAGGAATGTCAGCTGAGTACCCTCTGGAACTTCCAGAAGCGCCTTCAGCTTGTCATCCAGGCTAATCTTCTGACCAGCCTTGAGGTTATTTGCCTCAAAGTACTTGTTCATATGGTTCGATACCTGAGAACGAGAAATCATCTCACCCTCGGCCAGATTCAGAAAGACCCGCAGTGCATCCGTCACCTTCTGGGGCTTGTTGAAACCATTATTCTTGGTGCGAGCCTCCTGCTTCTCACCAGTGGGGTCCTCAATATGCTGGCGAATCTTGCGAATCTCCTTGCGCACAGCCTTCATTTCCTTCATCAGAGCATCGAGTGTAACTGGGGTGTCGGTAGCCATTTCTACACTACCTACATCACCAGGCTTTAAGTGCTATAGATGCGAGCAAAATGATGATCAAAATCACGGCAGCTTTTAAAAAAATTTGCCATACTTTATATTCAGGTAATCTAGGGTTTGAAAATGGTGCAGCACCCAAAGTGCTTGATGGCTCATCACTTTGAGGCAAATCGACATTAAACCCTGGAGGTAAAGCTCCGTCTCCAGATGGTCGAAAATCTTGGTCAAATATTGGGTACGTTCCTATGTTTTGACAAGAGGGCACGCAGCACCCAAGATCGCATGGATAGACCAATCCATTTTGTCTATTTACATATCCACAAATTTTGGAAGTTATGTCCATTGGATCTGTCAAACACATGCACCCAGAATTAATATACTTTGCGCTACAAGACGCGCTCATCTGACATTAAAGAATATTTTTGTTTATAATACAATGGAGTACGGAAAGCCTCAGAAACTGCCGGATGGTCGTTATTTTTTGAAGATTAATGGGGCTCGTCATCAGGTGAATGGTGTGACTATCCAGGATTCTCTCACGTCCAAGTCGGTTAATATCAAGGTCTCAGATTCTAATTTGTTTTCTACTATTGACAACGAAGTCCTCAGCCGGGCCAAGGAGTCGCGTGTTGAGTGGTTCGGCAAGGAGCTCAGTGATGAGACGATAGCGAACGCCTTCCAGGAGAGTGTTACAGATGGGGTTCTGAGTTCATCGATGATGGTCGTCAAGGGTGAGGTGGTCACGACCGCTTTTGACACTCAGAAGAATCCTATTGATCTTCAGGAGGTTGCAGTCGGCTCAAAGTGTGACATCCTGGTTGAACTCTCAGGCCTGTGGTTTCTGAAAAAGTCATTCGGCCCTATTTGGCGTGTGATTCAGGTTCGCGTCCGTAACGGAGTCCAGAAGGCTCCCTTTACCAAGGAGTACCTCTTCACTGACGAGGTCGATGATGAGGATGACCCAACTGATTATCTTGACTAAATATAAATGAAAAACTGGGTGATATTTGTCCTCGCCGCTCTCGCTATATTCCTGCTTTTTTTCCGGACGACGAGCGGTTTCAGAAATCTTCCAGGAGGTGTCGTAACTGCTTACCCTCGTCAGGACGGGGACGTTGTCTCGACAGCCTACTCATACAACAAAGGGGCCCTCAGTCTTTGGGGTTACGGATTCTAAACTCCAGCCAAAAAAATATCATCGACTTATAATAAATGAATCGTAAGGGACTAGCTATTATGATTCTGGCAGCGGTCATCTTGTTGCTACTTTTCGCCCCGAGCCGTAGCAATTTTGGTACCAATTCATCAGCAGCACCAATGGGTATGAATCTTTTTAACCAGCCCACCGAGTCCGGTACCAACTTTACTGTGCAGGGCGGAACAGCAATGCCAGTCCAGAGCGGTGGTGATGGCATTGGAGATGTAGGTGCGCCGTACAGTGGAGCGGCGACTGGCGGAACTTCCGTTTCTTCAGCAAGCCTGATCCCCCGCGACGTAGTAGCGACCGAGGACTTTGGTCAGTTCAGCCCAGACAAGATTTTGGGTAACCAGAATTACCTCGACCCCCGTAGCCAGATTGGCTACCCTGAGACGCTCGGTGGCGTTCTGCGCAATGCCAACCGCGACTTCCGCTCCGAGCCTCTGAACCCCCGGACCCCCGTCAGCATCTTCAATCTCAGCACCATTCCTCCAGATGTGATGCGTCCTCATTTCGAGATTGATCGGGATTATCAGTGAGTTTCGAAGAAACTCTTTCTAGTTAAAAAAATAAGACGAATTTTAAATAATGGACTTCAAAAATGCTACGAATGAGTGGATCGCTCTAAAGACCCAGCTCGCCGCAGCTCGCAAAGATCTCTCAACGTTGAATCAGCGTGAAAAAGAGCTTCGCAAGTTTGTGACCCAGCACATGCATCAGAACGAGATTGACACGATCAAGGTCCGTGACAAGATCAAGGTTAATTTTAAAGTTAAAAAGGTCAAGGGTTCTATTACAAAGGACGTTATCAAAAAAGGACTCTCGACTTTTTTTGGAGGGAACGAAGCTCAGGTCGAGGGTGCGTTCAACGCCATTCAAGACGCGGCTCCACTTAAGGAGGTCCCTGGTGTAAACGTTACAGGCATAAATGGGAATTAATGATGAATATTCTCGGGACGCCTACCAATTCGAACAGGTACACGAAGAGTCAGATTCTGAGGAGGATCTGGAGCTGGATCCAGAAATGTGGGAATCAATGTATTCTGATGAACTATTTGATGGGTGGGCTATTTTTCAGGAATACGTTCATTCTCGCTATTTAACAGTCAAAAGGAACTGCACATTTTCAAAGTTTTCTGAACTGGTGATTCGCCCCGAGATGTACAGTCTTTGTTATAATCCAAGTATCTATGCGGTCGAGGCCTGGAACAAAGTAAAAGCGGTCGGACTCATCCGTGAGAGAGTTCAGTCTGAACAGTTTTATACGTGGTGCAGTATTTTTTTGAATGTACATGGTAGATGATTGACATCACAGCCCCCAAAGTGCTTACACCGACGATACTTTTTGCACTTTTGAGCCCTATTTTTCTGGTGGGAATTCCTCCAAATTCAAGCTTCTTCACACAGGTGAGTATGCACGCCCTCGTTCTTTGTATTCTCAACTTTCTAATAATCAAATTTGGTTTTAAATTGAATGTGACCACGACTGACATTATAGTTCCGGGAGTACTATTTACTTTATTAACACCCGGGGTCCTAGCGACAATTCCCTCGACCTCCACAGCAACTGCCGTAGGGTTCCACTCACTCGTGTTTTCTCTCATGTGGGCATTTCTTCGGGGACAGTTCCCAGAGTACGCGTAAGCTCTCACTCTTAATTTTGTATTAAAATAGAAGATGGTCAAGCACCTTGCGATAGGACCTGGAGCCATGGGTTACTTTATGTATCTCGGGGTCCTATCGAAACTGAAACAAGAAGGGAGACTCAAGGATGTCGAAGAGATATCAGGGTCCAGTGCCGGTGGTATAAGCGCTTTTATTTACGTTATAACACGGGGTGATATTTCTTCGGCCCTTGACTATTCATTGACTGTACCAGTAAATGAGGTCATGAAGCCCAACATAAAGAGTCTCATAGGTAATTATGGGTTGGTACCTTCGCGCAAGATGCGAAAAATTTTGAGTGAAGCATGTAAGAAATTTTTTGGAAAAAATGATGTTACATTTAAAGAACTTTATGAATGGAATCCCATCAAGCTGCATATACCGGCCTACTGTGTAGATTTTATGAAGACTGTGTACTTTAGTGTAGACTCGACCCCCAATATGAGTGTTCTCGACGCGGTCACTGCCACTGCGGCCGTCCCCTTTCTTTTTGCCCCGATGAAACTCGGAGACGGGTACAACTATGTAGATGGTGCGACCGCCGAAGCCTTTCCGGCCGGACCCTTTGTGAATAAACCAGATACCCTGGCT